TGTGCTGGTGGTCAGCGACGGGGACTCGTGGATCGGCTTGCCGAGCAGCTGCTCGGGGGTGTCGTCGCCGAAGTTCGCCCAGAACGACGAGCCGCCGTACTGGTCGAGGCCGCGGAGCCTGTTGATCGAGGTGATGTTCGCGACCCAGCCGACCGACTTCGACTTGCGGAACCGGGGGCCCAGCGCTGCCTGCAGCGCGTACACGTCGTAGCCGGGTGCGCCGGTGCCGCCGCCGCCGGTGCCCGACAGCGCGCCGCCGGTGCCCTGGATCGCGGCGACCTTCTGCGATGAGCCCAGCGCGTGCAGGACCCCGGACGGGGCCGCCGAGTTGCCGGTGCCGCCGGTGCCGACCGCGAACTGGGTTTCCTCGACGATGTCCTTCGCGTCGGCCAGGAGGCCGGGCAGCTGCTCGCCGAAGTTGGTGTCCTGCTCGGCCTCGAAGGAACCGAACACCCATGCGGCGAACTTCTGTGGCCAGATCTGGATCTGCCCCATCGTCGGGGTCGCGTCCGTGGCCGTGACGGCCTCTGCGAGGAGCTGCGCGGTGATGCCGGCGGAGTTGACGCCCTGCCACGCGTTGGAGGTGGTCTGCTTGATCGCGGCGAGCTGCCGGTAGGGGTTGGTGCTGCCCGCCGAGGTCAGGATGATCGTCGGGTCCAGGATGTAGGGAAGCAGGAAGCCGCCCTGGCCGGTGGCCAGGGTCATGGCCCGTTCGGCCTGCTGCTTGCCCGCGCCCAGCGGGTCCTCCAGGTAGGCGCGGAACGCCTCCTGGTACTCATCGGAGCCGGTGAGCAGCATGTGCCGGGCGATGCCCGGCTGCCACTGCGCCTTCACCGTGGCCGCCTCCGCCCGGTCATCGGGCAGCAGGCCCCGCTTGGCGTGCATCTCCACCGCGTTCAGGGACCGGGCGATCACGTCCTCGCGGGTGATCATCCCCCGGCGGACGTGGTCGAGGTTCTCGAACGGGTTGCGGTGCTGCATGAGCTCGGGGCCCTGGCTGCCGCTCATGCCGGCCGCGCCGCCGCCTGGCCGCTCGAGGTTGGACTCGTCGGTCGCGGTGCGGGTGATGGCGCGGATCTCCCCCATCCGCTTGATGATCGGCTTGGTCTCCTCATCGAGCTGCTTCCACCGCTCGACGAGCGTGTCGCGGTAGTCGCCGTCGCTCTCCTCGGTGGTCTCCTCTGAGGTTTCCATCCGCTGGAGCTCGGCCTTGATCCGGGCCATCTCCTCGGACTTTTCCTTCAGCGTCGCCATGACGCGGTCCTTCCGGTCTCGTTACCAGTCCAGCCCGACCTGCCGCCGCCTCTTCTCAGAGGTCATGCGGTAAAGCTCGTGCTGGTGATACCGGGCCGAGTGCTCACCGTCTTCAGTGCGGCTGAGCGGGTCGCCGGCGGCGGGTGCGTCATCAGGCGCAGTGCCGGGGTCTTGCTCCTCGTCCGGGTCCGGGCTCCAGGAACCGGGAGTGGACATACGGACGCCGAGGATCTCAGCGCCCGAGAATGCGGGGAACGGCGTCGGCCCGTACTCGCGCAGGCCGAGTTCCAGTCGCCGGACCGTCTGCAGCTGCCCGCCGCGGGGCCGGTACTTCTCGCCGGGTCGCAGCGGCGGGGTGGAGCGGATGATCCGGCCGCTGTAGGACTGCGCGGTGATCCCGCCGGAGATGATCGCCTCCAGCACCTCATCGGCGAGCGGGGTCTCGTTGTACCGGGTGCGGGTCAGCAGGCCGCGCGTCTCGGCCCGGACTTCCTCTGGCGTCCCGATGGGAATGGAGAACCGCTCGGCCGGGGTGCCGTGGATCGTCATGCCGTGGTTGTAGATGCAGCGGAACGGGGAGCGCGAGGCCCGTGCAGCGTGGTCGATGGACCGGTTGAACGCGGCGGGGTCGTTCTCCTCGTTGTAATGGCCCTCGTGGTCGCGGATCTCCGCCGGGACGTTGAAAACGGCTGCGTACGCCTCGACGAGGCGGCCGGACCCGTCGCCCTCGGCGCGCTTGACGACGCGGATGTCCTCCAGCTCGTAGGTGCGGAAGAACACCGACTCCGTGCGGGACGCCGCGGGCTGGTCCGCCACGTCGTGCCCGTGCTTGCTCATGGCCGCCTTGGTCTTGGACTTGATCGACGCGAGCTGATCCGGCGTGTACTGGCCTGCGTTCTTGTCCTGGTTGATGTACGACCAGGCCGCTTCGACGTGCTCCGCGTCGAGCGGGTAGCGCTTGACGCCGGGCTTGCCGGACTTCGATGCCTGGTTGCCGTCGGCGTCGAGGTAACCGGGGTCTGCATAGGGGACGTCGCCGTACGGTGCCTTGGCGTCGGCCCGCTGCGTAGCTGTCACTGCTGACCTCCCGGTCGTTTTCTTCTCCATGGCCGCGTGCTCCGCGGGCCACATGCCGGTCGCCTCGTGGTGCGCGAGGTTGCAGTAGCCCTCCGGGTCCTTGATGTACTTGCCGAGCTCGGCGGTGCACCTGGCGAAGTCGTCAGGCTCACCCCAGCGGATCTTTGCCGCGCCCTCGCCGTGCACCCAGTAGGCGTGCAGCCGCTCCGTCGCCCGGGCGTCGCCGGGGCTGGTCTCAGCCACCGCCGTCCCCGGCGTTCCTCGACGCCTCCAGGGCCAGCTGCAGCGACAGCTCGCCGGCGAACTCCGCTGCGGCCCGCCGCGCCGCCGACGCCACCGGCACCGGCCGTGTCCCGTTCCCGCCGTCGCCCGGCGACGTCGACCCGGTCGGCAGCCGCGGCAGCGACGGCGGCAGCGGGCTGGCTGTCGCGCCCGGCGGCGTCTGGGGCAGCAGGTGCTGCACGTTCCCGGCCGGCAGCGGCGGCGGCGTCGCCGACACCTTCAGCAGCGACACGTCCCCTGCACCGACCGCCGCGACCGCCGACATCGGCTCGTAACCCGCCTGGTGGTACGCCAGCAGCGCCTGCGCCCGGATCAGGGAGACCTGCGCCCGGACCTGCTCGCCCTCCTGCAGCGCCGCGATCGCGCCGGTGTCGTACCACAGCTGCGCCCCCGCCGGCACGTCGGCGACCAGCTCCTCGAGCGCCGCGCACATCGACCGCCACAGCGGCCGCAGCGTGAGGTCCGCGAACCGGCGGATGACGTCCTCGTAGCTCTTGCCCGCGCCCTTGATCGACTCCAGGCCGATCAGCATCGCCGGGACGCCGGACGGGGCGAGGACCCGCTGTACCCCGTCGACCGACACGTTGGAGAAGTCCATCTGCGACAGGCTGTTCCCGGCCAGGGTCAGGTCGGCGCCCTGGTCCAGGACCAGGGTCTTGCCCGCGTTGTCCGGGCCGCCGTACCGGGCCGCTAGCCGCTCCCGGATCGCGTCAATGGTGGCCGGCTGCAGCTTCTGCGCGTACTTGATGATGATGTTCGGGGTCGCGTTGTTCTGCAGGTATCTGATTTTGTAGCGGGTCATCATGTCGTCGCCCTCGATGTCCCGCATCACCGGGGTCAGCCAGCTCATGCCCCGGAAGTCCGCCACCGGGTCAGGGATCGGGTGCCAGTGGGCGACTTCCGCCGCCGGCACCATGAACGGCTCGCTTTGGCCGGTGACGCCCTGCGGCGGCTGGTGCCAGTAGCCCACTTTCCGCCGGTAGCTGCCGGCTTCCGGCACCCCCGGCACCACCTCGACCAGCTCGGAGATGATCGTGACCCAGTCCGGCCGCATCCGCACCAGCGGCGCGTCGCCCGGGTCCGGGTCCGGGGGGTTCCAGATGTAGGCGTTGCCCGCTAGTGACGCGTCCTGTTCCATCCGGGCGATCAGCTCGCCCGACGTCGACCCGGGCCCGAACGGCCGCTCGAGCGCCGCCAGCGACGTGTTCCCGAACAGGTGCTTGTCGTCTTTGGCCTGGAACTGGAACTGCGCCTCGGCCAGCAGCATCATCCGGACCAGGATCGCGCTGAACACCGGGGAGTCCGACGCGTTGACATGCTGCGCCCAGCCTGCGAGCTGCGGCAGCACCGCCTCCCGGTCCGGGCTGCCGTAGCTGCTGGTCAGGACCGCCGCGCCGCTGGCCAGCCCCTCCCAGTAGCCCGCCTCACGGCGGATCAGCCGGTCCCACAGCCTCACGGCGGGTTAACCTCGCCCCGGAACGATGTCCGGCGGTCCAGGTCGGTGGCCAGCTCGCAGATCCGGTAGGGATCTTCACCGGGGCCGTGATTCGGCTTGTAGGGGCGGCTCCAGTCGCGCGGCCCGGCGTCACCGTCAGCGGCCAGCGCGAAATCCTCCATCCGCTCATGCGTGTCCACGTCGCCCAGCCGGTCAAACAGCCAGCGCATCCACGACGCCTCGTTGTACGTCGCAGGCGGCACGGCAAAGTAGTGGTTCACGGCCATCGGCTGCAACGGGTCGTAGGTGTTCGTGCCGCACCGCTGGACGATCAGCGTCAGCCCGCGAGACTCGCCGCTGTGGCGGCCGGGCTTGTCCCGCTGGCAGTCATCGTCAAGCCACACCTCCCAGCCGAGGTGCTCCCGGTAGCGGAGGCGGCCGACGAGCTCGGCCAGCACGGTCGGGTACGGGGCTACCTGATGCATCTGGAGGTCGTCGCTCACGCCGCGCCCCGCGCCCGCTCAAGCACCTGCGCCAGCGTCGGGGCCTCGTGCACCGACGGGGATGCCCGCTGTCCGTCGTCGCGTAGCAGCGCCCACGCGCCGACCGCGAGGCTGTCGAAGATCAGGCAGCCGCCCAGCGCCGGCGGGCCGATCAGCGCGCCGCCGCCCAGCACCCCAGCGAGGGAGAGCAGCAGCAGGACCACGGACAGGCGCATGTCATCTCCTAGACTGCTGTCATGGCGAACGTCATCGAGTGCAACAGCTGCGGAACCCGGATCGGTGACGAACCTGGCGAACTGCCGCTCGGCATGACTGGCAACTGCGAAGGCAGCTACGGCATCCCCGCCGGCCCCTTCAACTGGTGCCGGGGCTGCACGGGAATCGCGTGCAAGGCCGTCTACGCGGCGCGGCCATCCGACGCGCAGGCCGAAGCGGACAAGATCCGCGACATGATGGCCGAAGCGAAGGAACATCCCGGCCGGGTCATCACCCGCTAGATCGTCCATATGCCCGGTTGGGCGAGCTCTTCGTAGCGCAGCAGCTCGAACGCCGCGAACGTGCACGCGTTCAGCGGGGACTGGTCAGCTGCCACCCGCCGCTCCCACGCCTGCGCGCCCGCCAGCGCCCGCTGCTGCGCGCCGCGGACCGCCGCCGTCAGCGGTTCCTGGTTCAGGTGCCGCAGGCCGCCGGCGGCGACGAGATCCGTGAACTCCCCGTGCGCTACTGCCACGTCCTCCGCCGACAGCCGCGTCACCAGGACGCCGGCCTCAGCCAGCGGACTGACCAGCGTCGCCGTCTGCGATTTCGGGTCCAGCGCCACCGTGACCGGGTCATCGGCCATCCAGCGCTCCGCGACGAACGCGGCCGCCCCCGCCGGGATGTCGTAGTACACGAGTTCGACGGTCACCCGGCCTTCAGCCCGGTACGCCTTCCCCACCGCGCACCGGTGCCTGCTGGTGCTGATCTCTATGCCGAGCGCGCACGGCGGCAGAGGCGGGGGCTTGTCTTCGTCAGCCACCGGCGGTTCCCCAGACATCTTGCGAGATGACCATCCAGTCGTCGTTCACGTCCCTCGGCACCCACTGGTTCAGGTACGCCCGGCGGAACTCGTTCAGCTTCCCAGCGTCCCTTGCTTTCTCGTATTCGGCGCGGATCGCCTCGATCGTGATCGTGTGGCCGAGCGCCGGCATGCATGTCCACCAGACGGCCTCGTCGGCAGGGTCCGCGTCATCCGGTGCCGACCACTCGAAGTAGGCGAGGCCGTGGCGCCTGCCCTCCGCGGCTGCGGTCCGGCCGGCCGCGACCTTGTCCTGGAGGTAGGGCGAGCCGTCCTGCCACCCGGCCGTCGAGATCCATGCGAGTAGCTTGTTCGCCCGCGTGATCATGGCCGGGCCGAATGCCTGCTCGAGCCGCCAGTCAGCCTGGGAGAACGCCTCGTCGATGTAGGCCTCGTCGAGCGTCCCGCCGTGCCCGGCCTTCTCGGTGTCGGACTCGATCCCGAACCGCGAGCCGTTGACGAACCGGATGTACTCGCCGCCGGTCTGCATGTGCGGGGTGACCCGGTGCTTGAAGTCCGCCGACGCCTGGAGCTCGACGAGGAAGTCCTCTTGCCACTTCTCGCGGGCTTTCATCCGCGTCTGCGCCGTGTACACCAGGTGCTGGCGCGCCCCGAAGAACTTCGTCGCCGACGCCCGGTGCGTGCTCTTGGCCAGCACGAACGTCGACTTGCCGGACTGGCGCGGAACCGTCAGCCCCATCTCCTGGTAGGCGAGCCGGCCCGTCTCCGGGTCGATCTCCATCACGACGTCGGCCACGTCGCGCTGCCACGGCATGAACGGCTTGCCTAGCTTCGCCCCGACTCTGGCGACCTGGCCGCCGAGCGTCGGGCGCTCAGGACTCCTCGGAGTCCCGAACCTCGGGGGACATCTCAGGTTCGGAGAGCTCGTCCCCAAGATCGTCACCCTCATCAACCGCCAGCCTGCTCAGCTCGACAAGGTTCGCCCGCAGCTCCCGGTTCACCGCCGCGGCGCCGTCCGTGCCGGCGTCGAGCAACTGCGCGAGCGCGTACGACATCTCGGCCAGCGCCTCACCCATCGGGTGCGACGTCACCAGCGCGGCAATGTCAGCCCGCACGTGACGTTCCACGGGTCCCGGCCCGTTGCCCGCAGGAGGGCGGCCTTCAGCCGGCGGCGGCGTCTTCCGGCGCTGCGCCCGCTTCCGGCACAGGTCCGAGCAGTACTTCGCCGACTTCCGCTTCGCCTCGAACGGCCGGCCGCAGTCGCCGCAGGATTTCCCCATGCCCCCTCCGGGGTGGTCACGGATGGTCACGGGTGGTCACCGTCCCGGGACGAGCGCGGCGTCGTGAAAAAAAAGTTTGGCTGCGGAGTCGGGGGGGAGATGGATCTTCGGTCCGCGATTCGACCACGGTGTATCTGTGCAGGTCAGTGGCCTGGATGGACGGTCAGTCGCGGGTGGTCGGTTGGTCTGCGGGTGGTCACTGATGACCATGACGGGTGGTCACCGCTGACCGTGGTCACTGCCGGTGACCGCCTGCCTTGCTTGCCTGCCCGCCTGCCGTCGCGTGCGCGCGTACCGCTGCGAGCGCAGGTAGGTCA